TTATGCCGATAGACATTGGTATGCTGAATTGTACTTAACTGCAAAAGGTGAGGTTAAAATTAAACCTGTTGAAAGTTCCAATGTAGTTCATGATTATCCTGTACTAGATAATAAAAATAAACCAGGGTGTGTAGAAATATTTGAGATGCCTAAGCGTAATTCTGACAATTTAATATTTCCAAATAGATATTATTTAGGTACAGATACATATGATGATGATGATTCAAATACAAATTCACTAGGATGTATTTTAGTAATGGATGCGTGGACTAAAAGAATAGTAGCTGAATATACAGGACGAAGAGGTACAAAAGAGTTTTATGAAATAACCAGGAAATTAACTTTATTTTATAATGGTGTAAATAATTATGAAAATAATAAAAAAGGTTTATTCTGGCATTATGAAAAAATGAAATCTCTAAATATATTAGCTGAAACTCCAGAATCATTAAGAGATGAAGCTAACATATCAATTAGAAGAACTGGTAATACTAGATTTGGTACACCAGCTACAGTGGGTGTAAATAAATATGCAATCCAATTGATTGAAATGTGGTTGGATGATCCAGCTGCAAATGCAGATGAAGGTGTAACAAATGTTCAGAGAATACGAAGTGTAGGTTTATTAAAAGAATTAATATCATACAATCCAGACCCATCTTATAACTTTGATAGGATATCTGCATTAGGAATGTTATTAATAATAGTGGAGGATAACTATAGGATTATTAATTCTGGTAGACAGAATGATGGTAGACCTAAAAAGGATATAAGTAAAGATCCTTTCTTTGAGAAAAATTTCTCATCTACGCAAGGTTTACATGAATTAAATAAATATAAGTTAGCAAGAAGAAGTAATAAAATCAAATTTTCTTGATAGCTATTAAATCAGGAACTAAGAGTGTTCGTTTAAGACTATAAAACTTCATTTAGAGACCTTATTATCGTATATTTGCAATTAAAACAACAATAGAATGGCTAATAATTTTTCTGTAAATCTGCCTAGGCAAAGACTTGCATACAATAAAAAAAATAAAAAGTGGCGTAAAGACACTGTAAACCATGCTGATAAATATTCATTTTATCACAATGATAGAGTAAGAGCTAATTTAAAAAATAAACTAGCTAATCTCAATTTATATAATGGGTATGTAGATAGAGAGGATAATATACAGCAGTTGTAACTAATCCAGATGCTATATCTCAAAAAGAAAAGGATAAAAAAGCTTTTATACAACAAAGTTTAGCTCAGTTAATACAGTCGACAGGTGCTGATGAGCAAATGATTGAAAAGCGATTAAGTGAGTTAGATAAAGATTTAAAAAATTGGCAAGATACTAGAGAACTTACTGTAAATAGAATATTAAAGCATTACTCTTACGAACAACAGTTTGACGTAAAATTTAACGAAGGTTTTAAAGAAGCTTTATTATATGGTGAAGAAATATATCAATGTGATATTGAATTTAACGAACCTGTATTACATAAATTAAACCCTCTTAAAGTATTCTCAGTAAGAAGTGGTAATAGTAATAACTTAGAGGATTCTGATTTATTAATAATTGAAGATCATTGGAGTCCAGGTAGAATCATAGATACTTTTTATGATGAATTAAAACCTAAGGATATTGATGATATTACAGAATATGCTTATAAAAGAACAACTGAGTCTTACACAGATAATGAGAACAATCACTTATTTTTAAGAGATGATGTTGTAAATAAAAATCCATTAGAACCTTACTTGTCAATTGCAGAATTGAATGGTCACCATTTTAATAGTAATTACACAGACAGTGAAGGTAATATTAGAGTGTTAAGAGTTTATTGGAAATCCCAAAAGAAGCTTTTAAAACTTAAATATTATGATGATAATGGAGATACCCAGCATAAATTTGTAGGAGAGGATTACATACCTAATAAAGATTTAGGTGAAGAAACTAAAGTATATTGGGTTAATGAAGCTTGGGAAGGAACTAAAATAGGTAAAGATATCTATATTAACATGCGCCCTAGGAAAATACAATATAATAAAATTAATAACCCATCTTATTGTCATTTTGGAATCATAGGTTCAGTGTATAATACCTCACAAGGTAAAGCTGTATCATTAGTAGATAGAATGAAAAACTATCAATACTTATATGATATTCTTTGGGACAGGTTAAATAAGTCTATTCAAAAGAACTATGGTAAAATATTAGAAATGGATTTAGCTACTATACCAGATAACTGGGAAGTAGATAAATGGTTACACTTTGCTGTAGTAAATGGTATAGCTGTAAAAGATAGTTTTAAAGAAGGTAATAAAGGAGCTGCCACTGGAAAGTTGGCTGGTAACTTAGGTCAATCTAAAGGTTATTTAGATCTTGAAACTGGTAGTTATATGCAACAACATATACACCTATTAGAATTTATAAAATCTGAAATGGGTGAGATAGTAGGTATATCTAGACAAAGAGAAGGTCAAGTATCTAATAGAGAAACTGTAGGTGGAGTAGAAAGATCTGTAAATCAATCTTCACACATCACAGAATGGTGGTTTATGAAACATGAAGATGTAAAGAGAAGAGTTTTACAAGCTTTTGTAGATACCACAAAAGTTGCATTTAAAGGTCAAAATAAAAAGATACAGTACATATTAGATGATCAGTCAATAGCTATACTTAATGTAGATGGTGATGAAATGTCTGAAATGGATTATGGTATAGCAATAACTTCTTCTAGCAGAACTAGAGAACTTAAAAATACTATGAAACAACTTGCACAAGCATTTATGCAAAATGGAGGTAGTTTCAGTACGGTTATGGATATTTACTTATCCCCTAGTTTATCTGATATGAGAAGAAGAATTGAAAAGGCAGAATTAGATCTTCAAGAACAACAATCAAAACAAGCAGAGCAACAAAGTAAAATAGCAGAAGCTCAGTTAAAAGCGCAACAAGAAACTGCTCAAGCTGAAAGAGATCTTAAGAAATATGAAATAGATACTAAGGCTGCAACTGATATTCAAAAAGCTATAATTACGTCTTTGGATAATAATCAAGGAGATAATGATTCTGATGGTATAATGGATTCTCAAAAAATGGAGCTTGATATAGAAAAAGTTCAAAATGATTTAATGGTTAAAATGAAATCATTAGATCAACAAATGAAAATTCATAATGATAAAATGCAAAGAGAAGATAAAAAAATTGCAAAACAAGGTAACTCAACTACTAAATAGCTATTAGATCATTTATTAAAAAGTATAAATAGAAACAAAGTTACTTGATATAAGAATCTATATTTCGTAACTTTGTATAAATTTGGAAGATTAAAATAAAAAGGAGAATTAAAGATGGAAGATAATTTAAACATGGATATGTTTTCTAATGAACCAATTATAGATGTTGGAGCAGATGAAATAAATCCTTTCCTCGATATAGAGGATGAACAAGATGATAATATTACTGAGGACATCTCAGATGAAAATGATATTAACTCTAACGAGGATCAACCAGATCCAGAGAGCGTAGTTGGAAGTGAAGATAGTCAGGATGAAGCAGGGGATGAATCTACACAAGATGATGTAGAGAATTCTTCTTCAGATCCAAATTTATTTAATTCCATAACTGCGTTACTTGTAGAAAAAGGTTTACTCTCTGCAGATTCTGACATTAAAGTAGAAGATGAAGATTCTTTTGTAGAATTGTTTAAAAAAGAAATTGTTAAAACTCAAGAAGAAAGATTTAATGATTATCAAAAAGAATATATAAACAAACTAGAGAAAGGAATTCCTCAAACAATGATTGAAAAGCATGACACTGAAATGTCCCAGCTTGAAAGTGTTACAGAGGATACATTAAAAGAAGATTCTAATTTAAGGCAGCGAGTTATATATCAGGACTTTATAAATAGAGGTTATTCTGATGAAAAAGCTAGAAAGTTACTGAGCAGAAGTATAGAATTAGAAGAAGATGTTACAGATTCTATAGAAGCTATTTCGAGTATAAAAGAATTAGCTTATAAAAGACAGCAAGAAGAACAAGCTCAGATAGTTGCTCAAAAAGAAGAAGCAACTAAAGCAGAAGAGAAAAGAATTGCTAAAATAAAAGAAAGAATACAAAATTCTACAGAAGTTATAAAAGACTTTGTTATTACAGATAATGTAAAGAAAAAAGTAGAAAATAATATGTTTGAGGTTGTTTCAAACGATCCCACCACAAACACCCCTGAAAATGCTCTTATGAAATATAGAAGAGAAAATCAGGAAGAGTTTGATTTTAAACTTTATTACTTATTTACTATAAGTGACGGGTTTAAAAATTTTGATGCTTTAACAAAAGCTAGTAATAGTAAAGCTGTTAAAGACTTAGAAAAAGCATTCAAATCTAATACAAGAATAAAAGATCCTGGTTCACCAGCATATTTACAAGATCCTGAAAGTTATTCAATTGATATAGCAGGGCATGAATTAATATAGTGAATTAGTAAAAAACATAAAACTTTAAAAAATATATAAATTATGAGTGTAGGTAAATTCGTAATGACTCAAGCAAAGTCGTTTACTGGTCTTACAACTAGAAATCATTTAGGTGCTATATGGCAACAGTCTCCTCAGATGGCTAGTAAGATTACTACTCAATTGCTTCAAGAGTCTGGTATGAAAAACTTAGATTCATTCTTAAACAGCATGCCTGTAAAATATCTAGAGACAGATGATGACTTTATCTGGAGACTAGCTGGAAGTTCTGAAAGAAATATTCCTCTAGTAGAAGCTAGATGGCAAGGTGCTGTTGTGGATGAAACTACAACAAACATTGGTGCAGGTAGAGCACCATTTGAATTAGTATTTCCTGAGAGATATTTCACAGATGTGCATGAAATCGTAGGAGAAAGACCTGATACGTACCGTATTAGAATTCTTGATGATCCTCGTGAAGATGGTACAAACTATGTTTATACATGTGAGGTATTTGGAGGTGAAGAAACTTTACTAGGTATACCTGGTGATGAACTTTTACCACAAAAGAGATTCTCTATTGAAGGAGCTCCAGTGGAAGATGAATTATCAATCAAAGGTGCTGGTATTCAGTTTAACACTCCTTATACTATGAGAAATTCATTCTCATACTTACGAGTTGAGCATAAAGTATCAGGTAAGATGATTGATGTTAAATTAAAAGGTCAATCAACTTTCTTTTCTAATATTGTAACTAGAGATCCTAAAACAGGAGGTCTTCATGAATCTATGACTTGGATGCAAGAAGTATACTGGCAATTTGAGCAAGCAATTGCTAAATTAAAGTCACGTACTTGCTTCTTTGGTAAAACTAACAGAGATCAAAATGGACGTTTCCTAAATACAGGAAAATCAAGCATTACTGTTAAAGCTGGTTCTGGAATTAGAGAACAAATGGAAGTTTCTAATACTGTATACTACAATGATTTTTCATTGAGATTTCTTACAGATATGTTAACTGAAATTTCAGAAGGTAAGCTAGATATAGATTACGCTATGGGTGAGCGTAAGTTTATGATAAAAACTGGTGAAAGAGGGTTAATTCAATTCCATGAAGCTGCTACAAGAGAAGCTTTAGGATGGGTAGCTCTTAGTGATAATAACCCAGCGGTGATAGAAAAGGCAATGTCTAAATACCACCCTAATTCATTTAAAGCAGGTTTCCAATTCACAGAATGGTGTGCTCCTAATGGTGTTCACGTAACTGTAGAATGTGATCCTTTCTATGATGATAAAGTAAGAAATAAAAGACTTCATCCAAAAGGAGGAGTTGCTGAATCTTACAGATACGATATCTTTGATATTGGATCAATGAATGAACCTAATATCCAAAAAGTTATGGTTAAAGGCGAAGAAGAACTTCGTGGTTACCAAGCAGGTGTTAGAGATCCGTTTACTGGTCGTAGAGGTGGTCGTATGGAAAGAATGGAAGATAGCGCTACTATCACATCAATGTGTACAGTAGGTTCAATGGTAAAAGATCCATCTAGAACAGCATCTTTAATTCCAAATATATTGGCATAACAATTATATTAATATAGGGGGGAAGGGATTCTCCCCATATTAAAATTACTAACTGAAGAAGAATAAAATAAAAATGGAAGAAACAAAAAGTAAAGAATTTACTTTACCTAGTAAAACGGTGAAGGTAAAATTTATAAGTAGAAAACGTGGAATGGCTAATGGTTCATGGGTGACAGAAGATCATGCTATTTCAGGAGGAATGTTACCAAAGTCTACAAAGAAGCTATGCGCTCCAATTATGAAAAATGGAATGATAGCAAATGTATTGACTAAAGAAGAAAAAGATTTTTTAGAAGGTCCCAATGGTGTAAATCACGATTTAAGTGTTTATACAAACAGAAATTTTTGGAATGAAAGATTTGTAAGATTAGAGAAAGGTATTACCTTGTTAGATTTGTCTAACCCGATAGATTACATAGATTATAAAATCTTACTTTCTAATAAAGATTATGTAGCACCTAGTTGGTCAGATAGAAACAATAAACTTACATACTGGTTTGCAATTGTTGAAGATGGTGAAGAGCAAAAAATCAACAAGAAAACATTTAACTACAAGAAGAAGGCGTTTAGAATGTATTCAGAGTTAGAAGATAATGGTACTATTTTAAGAGGTATAATTAAGACTATTCTTAAAAAACCTTTAGCAAAGAATACAGATATTGAATTCTTACAATCACAAGTAGAAAAGATTGTTGATGAAACACCAGAAAAATTTGTATCTTTATTAGAAGATTCTAACTATGAAACTAAACTTTTAATATCTTCTGCTGAAGATGCTGGAATAATTATAGTTCAGAATAAAAGATATATGACAGCAGATGGTATTGAGTTAGCTCAAGAAGGTGAAATAGCATCTTATACAAATGCAGTAAAATATTTAGCTAATCCTTTAAATCAAGAATTAGTTGATATATTAAAAGTAAAAATAGATAAAGCAGACAAGTAATGACAGTAGGAGAGCTTAAAAATGAATTTAATTTGTTATATGATAATATAGCAAGTAAAGGAGCTCCTGGACTAGATGATTACGAAATATCAGTTTTATTAACTTATGCTCAAGAAGAACTTGTTAAAAGTAAGGATAATTACAAAAGTAATAGACTTCAAGAGGGTTTTGATCAAACAGAGAAACGTAGAGTAGAACTAAAAGAGTTATTAAAAGATTATAAAGTTTCTGAACCATTAGATAATGGAGATCTATTTAAAATCAATAATAACTCTAATTTTTATAGAATACCAAGTGATGTATTTTTAATTAAATATGAATCAGCTCTGATAACTCGAGGTGACTGTGAAAACATTCAAGTAGAGATTAAACCTATAACATTAGACGAGTATAATAAACAAAAGGATAATCCATTCAAAAGACCTAGTGATAGGGTGATATGGAGATTAGATTTTAACTCTAGAGATTTACAAAGTAATACAGTAGAATTAATATCTAAATATCCAATAACAACATATAATATGAGATATATAAAACAACCTTCTCCTATTATATTAACAGATTTAAATGAAGGTGAGTTTTTAGATAGTGGTTTAAGTATACTAGGGGAAACAGATGAAAGAACTAGTGAATTACACCCTAACTTCCATTCAGAGATTGTTAGAAGAGCTGTAGAGCTTGCTACATTATCTTATAAAGAAAATAATTTAGGAAACTTAACTAATTTATATCAAAGAAAAGAATAACAAATAAAAATTAATTATAAATTAAAAATTAAAAATTATGAGCGTATTTGGAGGAAACCAAGTAGGAAAAATAATTTCAGGTGATGCCTATGGTGCTAGTGCCGATTTAGTAGATTTCATTACAAATGGAACAGACGGAGAAGTTCAAGTGTTTTCAGGTGATGGTTCAGCTTTAACAGAAGGACCATTTAAAATACTCCAAAGAACTGATAGTGCAGTAGGAGGTGTAGAGTACACTGAAGTAATTAATCCTAAAGAAATTGAATCTATTTCAGCTAAGGCATATCAAGCGCCTGTACAGCGAAGATTAAAAGTTACTGGATTCACAGGAACAATTAGAGCTAATGCAACCTATGAAGTATTTATTAGACTTTATAATGATGGTTCATTATCTCCTGAAAACTTTAGAATGATACCTGCATTCTTTGTTACACCCGATGATGTTTCAGGTCTTACATTTGCAGACATTTTAAATGAAATGAGAGATGGTATTGTAAAATCTTTAGCTAGAGATCCTGAAATGTTATTCAACATTACTGTCGATACTGCAGCTGGAGAATTTATAGTAGAAGGATTAAACGTATCTTTTGTATTAGGTAGAAAAGATGGTCGCCCAGTTGAATTTGATTTACAAGCTACAGTTCGATCTAATGGTGATTCTAGCAATGTTACTGGTAATTTCTATCAAGATCTTACTGTTGAAACTGAAGAGCCTGGACATCGTGGAAATGGAACTGGTAATCAAATAGCTAACCTAGAATGGTTCTTAAAAGGTAATGAGTATTCTCGTTATAGAGATGTAGCTTATCCAAGCAACTTTATTACACCATATATAATTGATCCTGCTGGAACATATCATGTGGTGAATATTTCTTACTTCAGAGAAAGAACGTATACTAATGTTGAAAGACAACATAGATATGCATATATAGTATTTGATGCTGCAGATGTAGTTGCTACTAATGCTTTAATTGCTGACCTAGAAGTTGCTACAGGACTTACAATAGCTCCTATAGTATAAAAAATATTACAAATATTTAATTATATAAAGGAGAGTGGATTATATCTTCTCTCCTTTTTTAATATATGATTTATGATAATAAATAATTTTACAATAAATATGGAAGCTACATTAATAAATGTGGCTTTACAAGCTCCTGAGAACGAAACAGTAACTAAAGTATTACTTTGGTCACATGATACTTTTCAAAATCGTTCCTTAGCTATAGATTTAACACATCTTTTAAATCAAACTTCTAATACAGAAGAATTTATTGTTTCCCCTAGTGATGCAGAGGTTTCTAATTTTAGAGGGTTATTTTTTATCGAAGTAATGACTTCTAATCAAGAATGTACTAACTGTGGTTTAGTAGCTGTAGCTGGTAATTTAACATCATACTATAGTTTTCTTTTAGAAGAAGTATTAAACTATTCTGTATGTACTACAGGAGAGTGTGGAGAAGAAGGTGATATACTTAATATAAGCATATTATTAGAGTCAATCAATATAAGTCTTAAAAATGGTTACTTTAATGAAGCCATAGATCTTATGAGAGCTTTAGATAGGTTAACATCTGATTGTGATGATTGCGCTCCTATAGAAGTATATTGCTCTATGAATACAGGACTAAATTTTGGTACATTAAATAACACCTTAATACTTGGATAATGGATAAAACAATAGTAGGTTCAACATTAAGAGCTGTAAATAGAGCTAAGGTTCATGGTTTTTTAGAAATAAAAAATTTAGCTATACTAACTGTCATAAATAAATTAAGAAATACAGATGCTCTCGAGTTAAGAGATGATTATATAATGAATCTAGACAGGATATCTAGGGAAATAATATATGCTAATAATTTGTGTAGTTATAGACAACCTCATTCAAATGCTGTTGTTAATAATAATGGTGTTAGTAATTTTATAAATGGAGTTATGAGCAGTAATGAACTATATGAAATATGGCTTAATCAAGGAAATGAAGGTTCTATTACAGAATTTTTGGCTTTATTATTAAAGGATGATAATGATCCCCCAATAATATTTGACCAATTACCAGAATTATTTTAACTAAATAAATATATAAAACATGTTACAGAATACAGATCTTTTTATAGTAGAAAGAGCAGGTGTACAATACCACATGACAGCAGATAGAATTGCTGATTTTGTAGGTGCAGTTAGAGATTTCACAACAGCTGATATAATTGGTAGAGATGCTCTCACTGATTTAAAAGTAGGAGATAGAGTATTTGTTACAGATGCTTCATCTGAGGCAGATGTAGATTCAGGGTGGGCTATTTATAGATTGGCTACCATTGGACCAAATACTTTTGAAAAAATACAAGAACAAGAAAGTTTAGATTTAATGATAGTTACAGAAGCTAATCTTTCAGTATCTACTTCTCCTGCTAATATTGTAATTAATAATGATAACGGTACTAGTGCAACAATACCTTTAGCAGATAGTACAAACGCTGGTTTAATGAGTCCAGCAGCTTTTGATAATATCCACGTAGAAGTTACTACTGGTCTTACATCAGCTTCAAACCCTATTATTGTTACAGGTCAAGAATTAACTTTTAGTATAACACAGTTAACACCTCTTCCATAAGATATGCCAGCTCAATCAAATGACATATTATACTCAGAAAGATTAGGTATACCAGGTACTTTGACTGCTCAAGAAGTAGCAGATTTACTATTACCAAAACTTCAAGAATATACTAGACAATTTGTGTGCTACAGTGAATTAGGTCTAATAAACCAAACTGTAGCATTCGAACCCTTCTTTGTTCGTGAAGCAATACCTAACGTTTCTAATGATGGTACTTGGACTGTTGAAATACCTGAAGATGGAGATTACACATTCCATATAGGTTTTAGGTTTTCATATAATTCTGCCACTAGTGATTTTTTAAGTCATGTTTTATTTGATGGGGTAGATGTGGAAATTCCGTTACATATAGAGCCTAAAGACGTACAAGGTGGAGGAATACAGCTTCCAACTGTAGCAGGAGGAGTTGTTTCAGCTGGAACTATTACATCAGGGAATAACCAATTTTTACTGGCAAGTGGAGATAAGTTTATACCTAATCTAACAGCTGGGGAGATAAAAACTTTTAAGTTAGAATTTGCATGTCAATCAGTTAATCAAGAAGCAACTATATTTGAAACTTATATGAGTTTAAAAAGAGTAATAAATAGTAATATTTAATTATGAGTAAACTTTGGAGATATAAAGGGTATGACCCAGATAGTAGAAGAATTAAAGAAGGTTTTGAATACAAAACCCCTGAGATATTTATATCTCTACAACCTGATGAGGACTATGAAGATGTTACTACAGAAGAATATTTAATATCTAGAGAGGCTAATAAATATTCTATTAGAGAAACCATAGGTAAAGAATATGCTGGTATAATGGATGCAAGATTAATTATACTTGGAAATTTAATACCATTACCTTTTTTAAGTGAACAAGTAAGGTCGTTGATAGACACTTTATTTAAAGGAACTAGAGATTATTTATATACAGGTAGATGGATAAGTGCAAGAAGAGAGATTGATAAAGTAGTACCAGATGAAGATTTGAAAACTTTAATAAGTCAATTTGGATTACCTATAAACCAAGAGTTACTCATACAAGAAATAAAAGATTATATTAATTTACAAATAGAAGAATTATATTAGTATGTTTGGAAGTCAAAATAAATTTTTCTGTCAAGACAAAGACACTTTATTGATACTTCGTGAAGAGGTATCAATATTTCTACGAATGAAAGGTAGATCTGAGAAATCTATCAACAGATATTTAGAAGCATACGATTATTTTGTTAAAAATCCATCTCATTATGATGGAGCAACAATCGTTAAAGATCTAGTAGATATTAGAAATGGTGAGTTTTATCTAGATCTAGATGCAATGCTTCACGATTACGAGTATATAAAAGGAGCTAATTCTAATTTTATAAAGAAATGGAAGTCTGATTTACGATACATAAAAAATATGGAGAAGAATGGTAAAGGTATTAGAATACCTAGATTCATAATTCTTACAATAAGTGGAATACTATACATACCTTATACATTATTAAAACTAAAATATAAAAGAAAAAAATGAAACAAATTACAATAACAAAAATTGGTCCTTCTACTAATGTAGAAGTAAATGATGAAGGTAATATATCTTCAAGATTATTTAATTCAGAAGTTAATTTGTACCATAGGGCTGGATTTATTAGAGTTGAGGAACTTAATAGTGATGTTTCAGTAGATTTTGGTTTTGAATTTGAATTTGTAGTTGATAAATTTGGTACTACAAATGTCAATGATTATTTTATAGAACTTTTAAATAGAGGATATTTTGATAATGAATTAGGAGGAGTAAGTCAAGTTGTTAATTTAGATGATCTAGATGATGTAGACACTACTGGAGCAGATAATGGAAACATATTAGTTTGGAATGACACGACAAATACATGGGAAGTATCAGACCAAGATTCTTCAGAGTATATAAGAATTGACTTAACAGGGGATTTTAGCTTCTTTAACTTTGCAGTGGTAGATGATCTTTTAGAAGGTAAAACTCTCGTATTACTTTCTGACTCATTAGGTCCAGGAACAAGAACTCATACATACGGAAGTTTTAGTAACCAACAAACAGCTACTACTACTGATGGTGAAGATTTATTATTTTCATTTAACGCTGTAGGATGGAACTGTTTAACTTGTGAATCAAATACAAATGCTGAATGGTTAGCACAAAACTTCACAGGTAATCAAACTTTAATTTTAAATGGTGAAAGTCATTATAGAAATACATCTACAACAAATGTTACATGGGATGTTACAGTTGGAGAGAATGGGTTATTAACTATTCAAAATCAAAATGCTGGAACACTCACGCTTAATTATCCTGGAAGTATTCAAGATAATATAACTAATGGTTTAAATTCTATTGTTTTAGAATCAAATGAAATTGTGTTATTCACACGTCAAACTGGAGGGTTTTTAACAGTAGTGAGCAGATACCCTGGAGGTGAAGACACATCAGGTACGGTAGAAACTTGGGTTGCAGGTGTTGCTATTACATCTACTAATGGAGAACCTATTAATCCAGGAGATGAATATATTAGATTTCCTGATGGTACAACATGGGCGCATGATGTTTGTGTTAGTTACACTGAGTCACAAATGCTTTCAACATTTACCCTATCACCAACAGGTGTATCATTAGGTGGAGGTAATCTTATATTTGGTCCAGCTGGGTCAAATGGAGGTACAGCAGAACGATTATTCTCAGTACAAAATGTAGGTAAAAAACACATATTATCATTTGACCATTTCTTTAATGGGAATGTGGGACAAGAAACGTTATTCTCCTGTGAAATTATTGAAAATGGAGATATTATAGCCAGTGGGAACTTTAATGCAAACAGCATGACTGCCGTTTCCGAGATAGTAGATTTCTATCCAACAGATAATGTTATCATTCGTTTCATAGATGAGAATTCAACAGGGGGTGCGCCGTCAGCAGATACTCGATTAACCTCAATATCTGTTGAAGCTACGTGTACACCCTTCGTAGGAAGAGAGATTACAGAAGAGATTGATTGGATAAAAGAAGAATGCTTTGAAGAACCTGGGATTACAACACAAGAGCAATTTACTGGTACCGATTATACAGATGATAATGTAGCTACAACACCATCAGGTGCTAGTTCTAATATCTCTTTAGTTGGACCATTAACGTTAACTAGCGGTTTAGGTGTTTCTAGTTTTAATCTTTTAAATGACACATTACGTGTAACTACTAACGCAACTAATGTGGACGGTACTGTTGTACTCACATTTGACTCAGCTGTAGATGTAACTATTGGTGTAGAAAGATTAAATGGTAACGAAATCGTAAACTTTATTACACCTATTGATTCAATGGTTCTAGGTGATGGAGTAAACGTACCTGCAACTGGTCCACAAGCATTCTCTGGATCAGGGAATAACCGAAATGAATTTTCTTTTGTGAACGTAACTGAAATTGAATTTACACAAAGTGGACCAAATACAGGGTTTGTTCTATACGATATATTTGCAACTATTAACTCAGATCCAATAGAACGAATTGTTAGAACACTAGAAGATGGTACACTACAATTAGTAGACCGTGTAGCCAATACACTAACAGATTTAGCATTAATTCCAGTAGATTGGACACCATGTGTAGAGGAACCAACATTAATTGTTTCTGCTAACTCTAATAATGATATTACAGTAGAGGCTGATGGTGGAGCATTTCTAAATCAGAATTGGAATTCTGTAGTAATAGGTGCTTCAACATCAATAGCTAATAATGGAGAAACAAACACTCACTACCGACTTAATACTAACGCTGACCCAACCATCTCTATAGACCACGATTCTTATGAACTAGGTGCAACATTGAGATTTATTAACATTGCTTTTGGAACAGGTACAGTAAACTTTACCACAGCCACACCAAGGTTTGCAGACGGAACAGACCAGAGTATAACATCTATAGAACTAGAAAGAGGTGAGTTTATTGAAGTTATGAGAGTGGGGGGAAATTGGAGAATTGTAAATAAATCTTTTACAACAGATGTAAATAACGCTGTAACAATCACAAATAGCGTTGTAAACGGAATAAATATTAGAGAACATTCTGATGGATATGTTGAGATGTGGGGAACTGATACAACAGGAGGTTTAAATTCGAGGGTAATAACATTTCCTAATGGGATAACTATGTCAGACACATCGTATAAAGCACATTGTAACGTAGATAATGCAACAGCTAATAGGTTTGTACAGATAGGTTCTAGAGGAACTACAACTCTTACATTAAGACCACATAATACTGCATCTGACATTATTTGGAGTGTAGAAGGATATAGACAATAATTAATTAAAAATATTAATAAATAAAATACATATATAAAAATGGCAAATATAATACCTTGTGATTTAATACAACAAGAAGTAGAAAGATTAAAAAATTTATTTGAACCTTGTTATGCTCTTAAAGCTGAAGACTTAGATGCTTTAGTTTGTCTTATTAACTCAGTTTCATTATGCGGAGTAGAAGATCAAAATAATACTATTCCTACTATTATAACTAATGCTTCACGTTCAGGAACTCAAGATGTGGCTGCTGCTGTAAATGGTAGTTCTCAATTTGAAGTACTAGAAACAGAAATATTACATGTAGTAAATTCATATCAAGAGCTTTCTACATCTAATACTGTTAATTTTATTACAGATTATTATTTCCTAACTTTAGGGAAAGGTGTGTATGGTCAAGGAGGAACTACTGTAGTTGACCAATCAAGTTTTATATTGATTAGAAGGAATACTGACCTTACAATATCTTCACAAACAGTAGGTAGTTCTGTAGTTTTTAATATTGATACAAATAGTATATTAACACCTATTAATGATATTGTAGATGGTTCACTTACAGAAAATTCTGAATTATTTAATGTGGGACCTGATGATGATGTATATTTCTTTGTAAGAGAAACCCTTGGGAGTCCAAGTGCGTCACCTGGTGGAGCTGTAACTTTAACTAATAACAGACAGATATACAGGTTTTTAGGAGGAGAAGGTATCTATGGTATGGGTAGTGGTGTAAATACATTATTTTCAGATTATTTATTAGTGGAAGATCTTACAGGAAGTAACGCTGCACCTAGTGGCGGTATTAGTGTTCAAGATTTTCAATCTTTACAAAATGAAGTAAATTTAAATACAACAGCTATTTCTGACATAACCAATAATCAGTCAATTATTGATACGGCTCAAGATACTTTAATAAATAGTAAAGTAAATACAACAGATTTACCAGAATTAGTACAAGATTTATTAGGAAGTTCCATTGTTGATGGGACAAATATAAATACAGTTTACGATGATGTAGCAGGAACGTTAACTATAAATGCTAATATACCTGCAGGGTTGGGTCAGGAAGATGTAGAAGATATAGTAGGTAACTTAATAGTTTCAGGAACAGGTATAAATTCAATATATGACGATACTACAGGTTCGATAACGATAAGTTTATCTGGGCAGGAATTTACTTTAGCTCAGGCTTCCGAGGTTTCAGCCAATACTTTAAAAAGATCCTACCCTTTAGCTGATGAGACTAAACTATTAGGTATAGAAGCAGGAGCAACAGGGGATCAAACAGCTAGTGAAGTTCCATTGGTGGATATAATGGGTAATTGGACATCTAATAATTTAGAAGATTTATCGGAAGAGATCTCTATGCGTATTCTAGGTGTTCCAAGTACAACTATAGATAATATAAGCTTTATTCCTACAGGAGTGCAAAATCAATACAATATATCTGTAGAATGGACAGATGGAGATGGAGTGACCAATACAAGTACAACTAATACTCCCTTTACTATAGATGACGCCAATTTTGTGAATCTGACAACTAATCAAACAATTAATGGTCAAAAAGTTTTTTCTATGAATATAGAAACTACTGGCGTTCAAATTACAGGTGGGACAAATGACAACATTTTATTAGATGGAGGAAACACTATACCTATAACCGATTTACAGTTGGAAGGTTATCAGGAAGAAGGGGGAGACCCTTCAGATAATACTTTTCAAGTAACTGTAGGTGATCATAATCAAGATAATACTGGATTTAATCTAAGATTAAGAACAGGAGACAGAGAATTAATAGCAGGAGATATTTATGAAAATGAGAACGGAACTTTATTTAAACTTAATGATGTAGATCAAAGGATACAACTTGGAGATCCAGAAGATCTTAGTTTTGGTTTAGTTCTTGATATAGATGGTCAAACTAGACGAGTTCTATTAGGTGCTAATGGAAATAATAGTAATGGAACTTCAATTACTATAAATGACGCAAATGGCGCTGAAAGTATTATTCTTAGCGCAAATAATGGTTTTTTTGTTAGTGATGATTTAAGTATAGGGAGTTTTGGAAATAGAACGACAATATCTACAAACCCAACAGCTCCCAATATTGACTTAACACTTCCATCTGAAACTGGAACAATAGCTTTAGTAGGTGATGTTGAAACAATTGATTTAATTGATAATAGTGATGATACATTTACTTTTACAAACTCATTAGGAACTACCACCACTTTTGATGCTAAAACTTCCCCATTTGACAATTCAGACGGAAGTACTGCTACAGAAACAAGCGCAGAAATAAATTTTAATGGAAATATAGGTTTAGGTATCACAGTACCAGCTTTCCAACTAGACGTTTCTGAAGATATAAGAGTTAATGGGGTTGAAATAGGTACAGGTGGTAATGATATAAATACTAACACTAGAATTGGAAGATTTGCCTTAGAACTTAATACAACAGGTGAATCTAATACTGCATTGGGAGACGGTTCATTGAGGTTTAACACTGAAGGAGATTCTAATACAGCATCAGGTAGAAATTCACTACGAGATAACATAAGTGGTTTTCAAAATACAGGTACAGGAATTAGTTCTTTAAGAAGCAATGAAACAGGTGATAACAATACTGTAAATGGTGCTTTTGCAATGCAGAATAACGTAAGTGGTTCTGACAATACTGTGTCAGGACGTACTGCTTTTAATTTCAATGTAGACGGGTCAGAAAATGTAGCAATAGGTCGTGATGCTGGAAATAGAGTGTTCCCATATACTAATACAGATGAAAACACAAACGCTACAAGAAGTATATATATAGGGTATGAAGCTTTTCCACGAGATAATAATGGTTTCAATGAAATAGTAATAGGAGCAACAACAAATGGACGTGGTTCTAATACAGTTACTATAGGAAATGGTGCCATTACAGATAATTATTTCATAGGTAACATTCATGCTGGAGCTTATCTTGTTACTTCTGATAGTCGTTCTAAAAGAAATTTAATACCTACTAATATTTTTAAAAATGTAGCTGGCACTCAAGTTCAAGTTTACTCATTCAAATATACTTTTAATGGTGATGAACAAATAGGGGTAATTGCACAAGATGTAAGAGCGGCTTTATTAGCAGCAGGGATATCAAATTCTCAAATAGATATTGCAGTACCTCGAAAAGAAGGTATAAATTGGAATGCTACATTAGCCAATCTAAATACTAAGTTTTCAGGAACAGAAACAACAATAACTGCAGCAAAAGCAGCTTACTTAGATTCTGCAGTAAAACAAGATTTAGAAGCTAAAGGATTTCCAGAAATAACAAGATTTGATGCAATGATTGAGTTTGAAAATTTAGAACAACAAAACTTTGAATCTTTAACACCTAGTCAACAAGATAGGTTAACTAGATTTAGATCAGTTGATTTTTCTGGAAATAAAATATTTAAAGAAGAATATGTAAATGAAGTTGATATTTGTTCAATAAATACTTCAGCTTTACAATGGTTTTTATAATAGTATAATCAAAAATCACAACAATAATTTTAGATAAAAATATGGAGATTACAGATATATTAAACATATTGCCCATAGCTACTATATTAGGTATAATATGGAAATTTTATACTTTTGCTCAATCATCAGCTAAGAAAGAAGAAATTTTTAAAAATAGACTTTCTAACTTAGAAAAAGATAGTTTACGAACAAATAATGAATTAATTACTATAAGGGATAAAATGGATACTGAAACTAAACAAATTCTTGAAAAATTAGATAGTCAATCAGAAAAGCAAGATAGAAAGATGGAGGAATTGAAAAATTTAATACTAGATGATTCTCCAGATCTGATAGGGTCTGGGGAAAAGATGGATACTACTTTTTTAAAAATGTTAGATGAAGCTAGAGATATTGCTGAAATATCTTTTAGAATAACATCAGGGTATAGAACTAAAAAACATAATGAAAAAGTAGGAGGTGTTAATGGAAGTTCACACACAAGAGGTTTAGCTGCTGACATAGCATGTTCAACATCTAGGAATAGATTTATAATTGTTAATGCTTTATTATTAGCTGGATTTACAAGAATAGGAATAGCTAAAAATTTTATACATGTTGATTTTGACAATGATAAATCAGAAGATGTAATATTTTTATATTAGAAAAGATGAAAAAAAGAGTAAGTGATAATAAAAAACCTGTTAGAAAAACTTACAGGGAAGAGAATGGTACAACTCGTGTAGGAGACTTTTTACGTAAGATTGGAGGAGTAGCACCAGAAATATTAGATGTGGCAGGAAAAGTTACTGGAATAGGTGCTTTGAATGTATTATCAGATAAGATAAAAAAAACTGATACACTATCTGACTTTGAAAAGGAAATAGCTTTAAAAGAACTTGAGCAAGATATTGCTGAAATGAAAGAAGTTACATCTCGTTTAAAATCTGATAATGAACATACTATAACGAGGTTGATAAGACCTTTAAGTTATGGTATGATGTTTATATTATTTTTATCAGCTGTATTTTTAGATGGTAATATAGGAGAGTTTAAAATTAAAGATGTGTACATACCAGTAATAGAAACTTTATTTAGCACAATGACTATATTTTATTTTGGAAGTAGAGGTATAGAAAAAGTAATTAAAACATGGTCTAATTCTAAATAATTAATAATTTATATAAATTAATTGTAAATTTATTTGTTTTTAATAATTATTTTTAGTATCTTTGTATCATTATTAACTAAAATTTATTTATGAATAAAAAAGAAATTAAAAATTTTTTAAGAAATAAACCTGGTTATTTAAAAAAATCAGGTCAAAGTTTACATAGAATTTTATTAAAACAAGGTTATTTAGCTACACCTGCAGATTGTAAACAATCTATCAAAGAAGTTAAACAAGAATTAAAATCTAATATAACTTTTTCTAATTCTAAAGATAGTTGTACTAAAGACTGTGATGTTGTAACATGTGAATGTAAAAATTCATCAAAAGTTCTTATATACGATATAGAAACCTCCCCTAATATAGGGTGGTTTTGGAGAGCTGGATATAAACAAAATGTAGGTCCTCATCAGATAATAAAAGAACGAGCTGTTATATGCGTTAGTTATAAATGGCTTGGTGAAGATCAAGTTTACAATTTGGTTTGGGACAAACATCAAGACGATAGATTTTTAATAGAACAATTTATTGAAGTATTAAACGAAGCTGATTTAATTGTAGCTCATAATGGAGATAGATTTGATATTAAATGGTTAAAAACCAGAGCTTTATATCATGGTTTGCCAATGTTAATTAACTATCCTCAATTTGATACTTTAAAGGTAGCTAAGAAAAAGTTTTATTTTAATTCAAATAGATTGGATTATATATCAAAATTTTTAGGTTTTGAAGGTAAAAATAATACAACTCCAGAATTATGGAATGATATATGTATTAAAAATGATAGATCTAGATTAAATGAAATGTTAGAATACTGTGATGAAGATGTTAGACAACTTGAAAAAGTTTATAATAAATTAGTATCATGGGAGTTACCTAAATTACACGCTGGTGTATTACAAGGGAAAACTAAATTAACTTCACCTATAAGTGGGGGAAATAATATAGAACATGTTAAAATGGTTACCACTAATAGAGGAACTATTAAACATATAATGAAGGATTTAGATACTGATAGACTATTTGAAATGTCAGATACTAATTATAAAAAACATTTAAAACAAAATAGATAGTTAATAATTTTATTCCTTTTAATCCCTGCATGCAAATTTCAAGGTTTAGATAACCCTCTCTCTAAATTAGGGGGAGGGTTTTTAATTTAAAATAATATGACATTAGCGGAATTAACTTATGATATTAGAGAAGCTATAAAAGAATATAGTGATGATTCTGAATTATCAGATAGATACATACAATATCTTATAACAATAAAAAGAGCTAAGTTTTTAAAGCAAAAACTAGATAGATTAGGTAGAAAATTTAACAATAGAATATTACAAACATTATGTGTAGGTTTAGAAGAAACTTCAGTAAATGAATGTGGTTTAGATTTAGAATGTGAAACTATACTTAGAACTAAAAGACCTTTACCTGATCTACTGCAACTTTCAGATAAAGACGCTATAGAAAGAGTAGCTCCTTCTAACAGATTAGCTAAAAAGTTTAACTATATACCTAGAGAAAAAGCTCCTTATTTAGATTCAGCTTATCATAGTAGAGGAGTTAAAACATTTCTTCATAATGATGGGCATTTATATTTTATAAGTGACAGTACATTATTTTTAGAATGTGTATCGGTAACTGGTGTATTTGAAGATCCTTTAGATTTAGCTACGTTTAATAATTGTTGTAATTGTGAAGATACAACTGAGAATAGTTGCTTTGATATAAATGAAAGTGATTATCCAGTGTATATAGAACTTGTAGATATGATGAGAGAAGAAATAATAAGGGATATACTTAGAACTAAGCAAATTCCTGAAGATAAAATGAATAATTCAAATGATTAAGAGAAAATCTAAGAAAATACCAGCACATTTTGGAATGAAAGATTATTATAAATTCTTTTGTAAAATATATCCTAATGCTGATATATCTAGAAGTAAATTTAATAAAATAATATCTGAATATAATGAAAAGATGTCAGAGTTATTAATAGAAGAATTGACATATACTTTACCATTAAAAATGGGAACTTTAGAGATATTAAAAGACCAAAGAAAAGTATATGAAAATAAAGAAGGTAAAATTATAAATAATAAACCTGTAGACTGGAAAGCAACTAATAACTTATGGAAGCTCAATGAAGAAGCTAAGAAAAAGAAAGTTTTAATTAGACATGAGAATAAACACACTAACGGTTATGTATTTAGAGTGTACTATAATAAATCTAAAGCTAATTTTAAAAATAAAACAGTATATTCTTTTTCACCAATAAGAGAATTAAAAAGAAATATAACTCAAAGAATAGTAGATTACTCAAAGAAAAAGTATGATACTTTCATAAAAAAATAAACTAATATGTATAATGGTCGTCATGTCTCATTTAAGACAGTATTATGGAGAGCAATGAATCAATCTTTTTGTTCTGATTTATCAGAAGAACAAGCTGCTGATTATGCCTTAGAATTAATAAGAAGATTACAAATTGGATTTTCATTTGGAGATTCTGTAGAATTTGTAAATATAAATGCTTTTAAAGCTATGATTCCTAATGACTTAGTTTATATAAGGGGTATAAGATATATAAAAGAAGATTTTATAAATAAAGATTTATTCTTAGACACTACTCCTAATTTCATTAGAGAAACAAATATTGTTCAAATATTAACACAATTGCCTGATTGGATTCCTGTAAAATATACAGGTTACTTATACCATTCAGCTTATCATTGTGAAGGTCAATCATACCCTGATGATGTAGCACATGATGTAACATATACTATTAATAACAATTATATTAATTTATCAGAAGAGACAGGTATTATTGAAGTATCTTATAAGTCATTATTAACAGATGATGATGGGTTCCCAATGATACCAGACGATCAATCTTTTCAAGATGCTTTATATTATTATATAATAAAAGAACATCTTTTTGGTTTAAGAGCTATGGGGAAGATTACTAGAGATTTTTATGAAGAAATTAAGCAAGAATATGCATGGGCTGTAGGGCAAGCTAAGAACAATCTTAAACTAGCTGGTATGGATCATTGGGAAGCTTCTATGAATGGTATAAGAAGACTTATTCATGATCATAATCAAGCTGATGATGGATTTAAAAATTTATATAGTAAAGAACAAATTAGAAATACTAATTATGATTAAAAACGCAGTATATAGCTTTTCAGGAGCTAATCAAGATATAACTAGAAGTAAACATGCTCCTCAATATTATTTTGATGCTCAACATATAAGAATAGTATCTACAGATTCTCAATCAACAGGGTCTGTATCTAATGAACTTGGTAACACTAAAGTTATTAGTATACCAGATATTGATATTGATTTAGATAATCAAATAATTTCTTATGGAGATAGAACTTTACCTTATGCAAATGGAGAAATAACAGAGAGGCTTATTAGTTCAGAACAACAAGTTATTATAGGTCATACTGAAACTAGAGAAGGTGTTGTATTATTTACAACTAATAATGATGGTGTAGATGCTATATGGATAGTAAGAGATGTTTTAAATGAAGTATATGACTTAGAATTATTATATGTAAGAGATTTAGGTTTTAGTACTTCTAACCCTATACAAGCTTTATTTAATTATGAAAATGATAATTTATTGAAAGTATATTGGGTTGATGGGGTTAATCAATTAAGATCTATTAATACTATTCATTCTATTGATAATGGTGACAATGAAGAATTAATAGATGTTCCATCAACAACTCTAAATAATGTAGGTAATTTTAACATATCTCAACCTGTAGTTGAAAGTGTTACAACTGGAGGGATTCATACTTCAGGAGTTATACAATATTCTTACAACTTATATAAGTTAAATGCATCTCAAACAGCAAGTTCACCTTTAAGTACTTTAGTAAGCTTAGATAGAGGGTTTGATAATGGTGGAGGAGATGTAAATGAACAAGTAGGTGCAATACCAATAGTTAGAATAAATGATATAGATTTAAACTATACTAACTTAAGATTATATTCTATAAAATATACTTCTTTAAATGAATTACCAAGTATATCATTAATATTAGATACTAGAGTTACTGATACATCATTAGTATATTATGATGATGGATCTATTATAAATCCTATAAGTGTAGATGAATTTACTTTTCTAGGTTCTAATCCTACAATACCTAATTGTATAGAATCTAAGGATAATAGATTACTGGTAGCAAATGTTAGAGATAATTCATTTAATGTAGATTTAGATTTAAGAGCTTATAGCTTTCCTATAAATTCAGATAGAACTTTTATATATGAAAATATAGAACTAAATAATGGTAATATTACAGGTGATGAATTACTTATTACTAATGGAAACTTTACTGTACCTGAAAGATACGATGCTGTAAACTTAGATTATGATAATGTACGATATCAACCTAATAGCACTATACAAGGTGGAGAAGGTGAATTTATTAAATATGAATTAAATCAAATAAATTTAAATGATGTAGATCAAGAAACTATAGATGATAGTAGATTTTTTAAGTCTGATGAAATATATAGGATAGGTGTTCAATTTTATAATAGAGTTGGTCAAAGATCTTTTGTTAATTGGATGGCTGATTTTAAAGCGCCTAAAGGTAATTTAGATGGTAACTATAATACATTAAAAGTAGAATTAAAACCTGAATTTTATACATGGTTAAATACAACATCGAACTTTGAATCTGAAAATGATAGACCAGCAGGATATAAAATTGTAAGGGCTAGACGTGGGTTAAATGATAGAACTATATTGTACCAAGGTGTACTTAGCCCAATGATGTTTCAAATTAGAGGTGCTGAAGCTCAAACAGCTAATTTCCCTATAGATATTACAGATCATCAAGAAGAAAATACTAAAATACCTAGTTATTTTATTAGAAATTTTGAAAATACAGCTGATCTAGGAGTTGAACTTGGTAATAATGTAACTACTGGAACTATTGTAACAGGAACTACTGTCAATATGAATCAAGGGAGAGGTCAAATTGTTAGAAATTTACATGGTAGTAGATTAAACGCTGTTGAGATTCATTCTAATACTGCTACTTCTGGAAAAGTATCTCAAACTTTTCAATTTACGAAAATGATGCAATTACAAAGTCCTGAGTTATTATTTGATTTTGCATCAACTAGAGAAGACTTACAACTTAGAGTTAAAGGTTTACTTAAAAGAGAAAGTGAATTTATACAATCTAGTGAAATTAATACCATTACTCAATTAGAAAGAAATGGTGGAAGATTTGAATTCTTTCCTAATAGACAATTTATTGATGATAATGATATGTTTCAAACATTTAGAACACCTGATAGTGATTCTAATCCTAGGTTTATAGGTCCTTCAGGTAATGAAGACACTACAGATCATTATCAAATGTTTAGAGAATATAAAGACATTATATTTGATACTGATAATTCAGTATATGATATATATGGTTCTCCTGAAATAACAGAGAGAGGTCAAGGTTCAAGAAATTATTTTAACGATAGTAGATTTAACTATAGTAACAGTTTACAAAGTTTTATTTCAGATCAAGAAGATGATTGTGATGAATGTGATGAAATCACAAGTTTAAATTCATGGGGTAATAGAGCATTAACTATAGTGTTAGGTAATGATAATAATATACCTACATCTAATAGACCAGGGATAGAAAATTTATATCAGAATTCATCTATAACAGATCCTCAAGGTGTGTTAACTGTTGATGTTACAATACCTGATAATAATATATATTTAAATAATATATATGGAGGGATAAGTTTTGAATCTAAGAGAAGAACTGTGTATTTAGAAATTGGGGAATATACTGACATATTTACTGATAACGTACAGATAAATTCTCCAGGTGATACTTTTATTAATACTTTTAATTTTTTAAGGATTACTAGAACAGATACTCAAGTATTAAATAGTAGAACTCCTCAAATAACAGAGATAGTATCATTTCCTGTAGAAACTACAGTTGATCTAAAGAATAGAAATGATTTAAGTAGATTTGATTGGGATAATAGATTTCAACCTAGTAATGAAGATTATCATAATTATAATAGAGTTTATTCCCAAGAAGGTGATTTACTAACTAACTTTTCAGAACCTGATAACTTTAGAAGAATTAATAATTTTGATGTAAGAATACAAGCTAGTAGACCTAAAATACCTAATGAAGAAATTGATAGTTGGACTGAGATATTAACCAATGAATTATTAGATTTAGATGGTGAATATGGACCTATTAATAGTATTAAAATTTATAATGATAGGTTAGTATCTTTTCAAGATAAAGCTATTGCAAATGTGGTAGTTAATCCTAGAATTCAAGTTCAAAGTGATGATGGAGTATCTATAGAACTTGGTAGAGGTACTGTACTATATGACTTTGATTATATCACAACTAAATCTGGTACAGTTAATAAATGGTCTGTCATAGAAGGTAAACGTGGTATATATTATTATGATACTTTAAATAAAGGTATAGGTAGAGTTCCAGATGCAACTAATATATTATTATCAGATGCTAAAGGTATGCATTCATTTTTTAATAATAACCATAACTATTCTGATTTAATAATGGATAATCCTATATTAAAGAGAGGTGTTAGATTTGGTTATCATAACTATAACAATGATGTATATTTTACAGTTCATTTAGGTGAAGACAATGAATCCTTTACATGGTGTTATAATGAGCTTAAAGACGAGTTTGTAGATTTAAAGACTTATACACCATCTATATATATGAATCAAGGAGATAAGCTCTTATTAACAGATCCTGATAATACTAATGTATATCAACATGAGTTGGGAGAATATAATGTATTTTTTGAAAAACATCAACCTTCATTTATAACATTAATGGTTAATCCAGAATCTCATGCAGATTGTGTATTTAATAATATAATGTTTAAATCAGAACTTTATTTAGATGATGTTGACCAACCAAACAAAACTTTAACTGGTATACAAGCTTACAATGAATATCAAGATACTGGTATGATACCTTTAAAGTTATCCAGAAATCTAAATTTAAGAAGGAAGTTTAGAGACTGGAAAGCTAACATACCTAGAGAAGGCAGGGATAGAATTAGAAATCCTTGGATGTTTTTAAAATTAGAATTAACAAATGAAGAAAATTATAGAATGATATTACATGATATTGTAGTTTATTATTCTACATATTAACAATAAATGATATAAAAGCAAGTAAAAAAATATATAAAATATATTCAATTTTACTTGCTTTTATAATTTAAATACTGTATATTTGTATTATGAATCAAAAACGTTTACATACAAGTGATGAAATTTACAATGAAGTAATAAAAAACCTTATAGAAGATAAAGGAGGTTCTCATGAAGACTACATCAGATTAATGGAAACAATAGCTTTTCATGAATCAGCAGGAACATTAGATCCTACTATACATCAAGATAATGGAGGTCCAGGAAGAGGTAAATATCAATTTGAAGGTAAAGATGCAAGTAATAGAATTCTAGCATCTGCAAATAGAACTAAAAATTACTTCAAAAGTAAAGGTTTAGAAATACCAGAGTTTGTAAAGAATATTATAACTAATGGAACTGGTGATGCTAGTACTTTATCTTCTAAAGAACAAGATATATTATTTTTAGGTGATTTAAGAATGAAAGGAGGTATAGACTTAAAAGATTACATTGATGGTAATATTAGTGTTCAAGATATATGGGTAGATCATTGGTGGGCAGGTAAAGAAGAAGATAAACCTGAAAGAATTAAAAGCTTTCAAAACTCCACTAGAAAATACAATGATTATAAAGAGAAAAATAATAATATTAGTAAAATATTAGATTATAATAAACCAAAGGGTGTTAATCAACCTATAGAAAGTGAATTATCTTTTAACCAACCTCAGATAGATAACACTAGAGTAGATCAACGTAGAGTGGAACCTCAATTACAAAGTAATTTACAACTAAAAGACTTTTTTAATAGTCAATACAGCAAACAGGAAAATAAATTTAATTCAATAGATGAAGGTGGTAGACATGAAGAGAATCCTTTAGGGGGTGTACCTCATGGTACTGGAACTAATGGTAAATTAAATACAGTAGAAGAAGGTGAAGCTTCTTATGATTTTAAAGAAGGTAAATTTATATTTTCAGATAGGCTAAATCTTAATAGTAAAAATTAAAAACAATATTAAACTTTATAAAAAAGGTTTATAAAAATTATAACGATGGATATATATAAACAATTTAATTTACCTTCTTATTTAAAAGGTAAAACTTTTGCAGAAGCATCAAAATATATAGAAAAGAAGTTCATGGATAGAACTGATAAATACTCAATGGAAACAAAAGAGATATTTATGAAACGTCTAGCTGAAGCGCAAGAGTACTCTAAAATGAAAGAGCAAGAAAAATATCAACAAGAACAAGCTCAAAATATTAATACTCAAGAAAGTGTACCTCAAGAACAAAGTATACCTGGTCAAAGTGTTCCTCAACAACAATTACCTCCACAAGGACCACAAGGTATTCCTGGTCAACAACAATTAATGGCAGGGGGATTTACTGGAAAAGGTTTAGGTGCGTTAGGAGCAGGTTTAAACTTAGGTAATATGGCTTTTGGTGAAACTGGTATTGAAACTAATGGTACTGCTGATTATACTGGTCAAAAAGCTAATGTAGGAGGATCTGCTGCTTCAGGAGCTTTAACAGGTCTTCAAGCAGGTGCTGCATTAGGTCCTTTAGGTGCTGGTGTAGGAGCTGTAATTGGAGGTGCTGCAGGATTTATAGGCGGAAAGAGAAGGCAAAATGACATTAAAGAAGCTAATCTTAATAATGCTTTAGCTCAAAATGCTATGTATAACAATCAGTATGAAATGGGAGGTTATACTAATCAATACATGGGTGGTGATTTTTTAAATAGAACTCCACCTAGTTTAAGTAATCCTTCAGTATCTACTGAGCAAATAAATCAACTGTTTGCTCCAAGACAAGGTAATGATGAAATTAATTACGCTGTTACTCCTAGTAATGGATCAGCTATTGATGATGGACCTATTATATCTTTTGATAATTTTAATAAACCACAAGGAACTAATTTTCAAACTACACCTCCTCGTGTAAATGGGAATGTTAATAATTCACGTTTTAATTTAAGTGACCCTAGAGTTTCTAACCAAGATATTGAAAATACATTTAATCCTAACAGTTCAAGTAATGAATCTGATAA